ATATTATACGCGAGTTAAAGTTTAAGTGCAAATCTTATATTGTCAATTATTCTTCGTAGTGTCCACCACTACCGCCCCAATCTCCTTGGCGAGTGTAGCTTGGTGAATAATTGTTCATCTCTAAGATATCATCACGGATATTTTGATTGCGTTTCTCAATGTTTAGAACACGTGTAAAGCTGTTGGTGATCGCCGCGGTATAATAAGCAAATGGATTTTGGCTTTTTGCTTCATCAAACTGTAGGCCGATCTGGCTTAACTGTAACAATGCTTGACTACGCATTTCATCGTTATAGGTATACCCACGCCAGTTACTACGGGTAGCATAACGCTCACACAATTTAATAAACATGTGAGCTAGTTTAGCAGTCATAGTGCCATGATCTTTGCTAAACTTGCCTTTTTCCACGCCACCCTTCCAATGGCTCAGACCTACACAGACGGGCGTTCCTTCGGCATCTACTCGATAATGTTGGAATGGTGGAAAGTTGACTTTGGTATATTTTGTCGCACCCTTGACCACCACAGGTTCGTCGTATTCGGTTTCAAAGTTGTCTTCATCGGAATCATGTTCTTCTTGTGCTTTGGCATCGGCTTTTTTCTGTTTGGCTTCGTCGATTGGTATGTGCGCCCAGGTCATCACGCGGAAAACTACATCTGTGACGGGAATATCTTTAGCAGGCGTCAGGAATTCATCTATTTTACGCTTGTTCCCCAGTAATAATTCTGCTTCTTGTAGTTCTTTTGCCAGGCGTTCTGCACGTAGTTTGCGTGCTTCTTGTATGGCTTTCTTGGTAATTTTGTCAACTCCCAAGACGATCATGTCATAGTTCTTTACTTCATCGTTAATGAAACTACAGTAGGTCAGCTTGCTTTTTGCAATTTCCTTGAGGATGTCTTTGTTATTCAGATAATTTATTTTTCTGGCCATGGTTACATTTCCTTTTAAACTACTACTATTATATAGTCTATAAATACATGATAGCAAGAGGAATTTGATAAAATGGCATTTTTTCCAAAACAAGACACAGGCATACCCAGCCCTACCAGCGTGAATTTCGGTGGATCTAACACAGCGTTTGATCTACTGAATCCCAGCAAGGCACGCAACGCTATCTCTGGACTGCTACCTGGAGGTATGAGCAGCATGTCCAAAGGCATACCTAACATTGGGTTCCAAAGCATGTCAGGTACGAATGGTGCTACAGCAGCCGCGGAAGATGACTGGCGTGTGCGTGTGAGTCTCAGTCCTAATGCTAAACTATTTTATCAAGATATAAGCCAAGGCAGTAACGCAATCATGCACCCGTTACTAGAAACCAATGGTGTTATCTGGCCCTATACTCCCAGCATCACTGTCAGTCATGCGGCAAATTATGTATCTACTCCTCTCACACACAGCAACTATCCCGCACATTTCTATAATAACAGTGAAGTGCAGGATATACAGATCTCAGGTGATTTTACCGTGCAGAACATGGAAGATGGACAATATCTCATGGCCGCGGTGTATTTTTTCCGCTCTGCTACCAAGATGTTCTTTGGGCAGGGGTCTAACGCAGGCAATCCACCACCCATCGTGTTCCTAGATGGATATGGTAGCCACTATTTCCCACACGTACCCTGTGTGGTCACTAACTTCACACACGTGCTGTCAAATGATGTTGACTACATCCAAGTGCCGATAAGCCAGACAGTGTTAGACACCAGTCCGGTAGATCCTAATCGCAGCGTGAATCTAACACCCGAAGAACAGAAATATGTACCTAGCCTACTGGTATCTAACACACAGGCCACGACTCCTAGCACACAGGCCACGGTACGCAACAGCAGGACCAAGTCCATCACGACCACCACACGTGTGCCGACTACCAGCACGGTCACAGCGACTCTGCGTCCGATGTACAGTCGCAGTAATCTACACAATAGATTTAATCTCGATGACTTTGCTGCGGGTAAACTAGTAGCTGACCAACAAAATGGATTCGGGGGATTCATCTAATGGCCATTGCTTACAACAAGACTAGCCCTTATGCAAATACCAATACATTTGCTTTTTTCTTAGATGTCGCTGATATTCCTGCGATACCCTATGATCCAACTGACGTACAGTACCAAATTGATGCGATCTATAGAGGTCGTCCAGACCTACTGGCCTTTGACCTATACGGTGACAGCAGCCTATGGTGGGTGTTTAGTGTGCGCAATCCAAACGTCCTGCAAGATCCTATCTTTGATTTCCTTCCCGGAGCAATCATATTCATTCCTAAAAAAGACACAATAACTTCTATATTAGGAATATAATAAATCATGGCTACCACATCAGTAACCACCCCAGCACAACAAGCCCAAGAATTTTTCGTCAGCAAGGGGTGGACACCAGCCCAGGCAGCAGGACTGGTGGGAAATTTACAAGCAGAATCTGGAGTGAATCTCAAGCCCAATGCTGTTGGTGATAGTGGAACAGCCTACGGTATTGCACAATGGCAAGCACCTCGCCAGGCAGATTTCCAAGCCAAATATGGTTTCCCTATACAGCAGGCCAATCTGAATCAACAGTTGGAGTTCGTAAACTATGAATTAACAGAAGGCAAAGAACAGGCTGCGGGAGCCAGAATCCGAGCAACGACCACTGCTGGTGAAGCCGCAGTCGTCACCGATCAATATTATGAAAGAAGCAGTGGAATCGCCAGGCAAAAACGCATAGACTATGCCAACTCCATCTATGCTGGCAGAGATCCTACCGTGACGCCACCACCAACCACACAGGCAGCCATAGATGCCAATTCAGGAACCAGCAGCCAGGTTGAACCCCAAACAGAAACTGCTCCTGGCCAGACTGCATTTTACAAGATTCCCGGAGGAAAAACTAATACTATTCCCCTGGCTGATCAACCAGACAGCGTGGATACCAGCAAACCCTTGCCCAATGTCTTGAGCCAATATCCCAGTTACATCTACGCACTAAGCCTACACCTGCTGTCAGCCCAAGAATATAATAATGTGATCAATAGTGGCACCTACACACCCAACAGAGTACTAGTGGCCAGTGCTGGTAGATATAATAACGTTCCTGGGGTCAAACAGTTCATACGCAGTCCTTATTTTGCTGAAGATTTCTATTTTGACGAATTTAACATGACCACGGTCATAGGCACCAACAGCCATTCTCGCAATACCAATGCTATAGAGATGGCATTTACTCTATTAGAACCCTACGGCATGACCTTGATCAATCGACTGCTAGATCAAGCCAATGATCCCGAATTAAATTGTTCTAACTATCTAGACATGGTTTATCTCCTACAGATTGATTTCTTTGCCAGCAATGATGCGGGGGAAGTCGTGGGGATAGTTCCGGGAATCACCAAACGCTTTCCAATAAAACTCACACAGATGAATATCAAAGCTGGGGTCCGAGGATCAGAATATCAGATACAGGCAGTGCCATATAATCATTCAGCTTTCGATCAAACCACCGTGAGCACACCAGCTAACTTTGAATTGGTTGCTGGGTCTGTCGGCGAGATGTTCCAGTCTGGCACTAACACGAATCCGCAAAAACAAGTTACCAGCCTACCTGGAGCACTAAATGGTTGGCAAAATGATCTAGTAAAAAATAACAAGATAGGAGTTCCAGATACCTATGCGTTTAATATCGATCCAAAGATAGCCGATTCTGCCTTTGCCTCAGCGTCCACATTAAGTGCCAGAGATACCAGCATGGCAAATCCCTTGGATACCAACAGCATCAGGCAAAGCAATCTAGGAGCATCTACCCAAGATTATAATGCACTAACTCGTACAGTCGGAGTCAACGCAGGCACCAGCATAGATAAGATCATCGATAACGCAGTGAGAAACAGTGACTATATCAAAAATCAGATAGCCATACCCGACGGAATTGATCCCCAGGCGTATCTGCAACAAAAAGCACAGCAACAGGATCAACCATTGAATTGGTACAGGACCACTCCAACAGTTACCTTGGGAGAATTTGATCCCATACGCAAGGTCTACAGCCGGAATATTACCTACAACGTGCAACCATATACGATCTACAATGTCAAATCAGATGTGGCTCCACAGGGCAAGATAACCAATTTCGTCAAGAGCTATAATTACATCTACACAGGCAAGAATGATGATGTGATTGATTTCGATATCAATTTCAACACGCTGTACTACACTGCACAGACGGCCTATCGAGACGCAGTGGCCAGCATATACAAAGCACCCAGTAAATCAGATGCTGGAACAGCACAGAATTCGGGAAATTATCAGGGACAAGCCCAAGGACCAAACAGTGTCATGCCAATGGTAATGAAACCACAGGTCTACAATGCTCGTGCCAGGGCCACGGGAGGCAGCATCGGTGCCAAAGATGTAGCAGTGGCTGATCTCGAAGACAGCTTGATGACATTGAGCGCGGCAGACATGCTCAGTGTTAATCTAAAGATCTTAGGTGATCCACAATTTTTAAAACAGGATGACTGTTTCTATACTCCATTAACCACCACTAGCATACCAACCAACGATCCTAGATTGACTGGTAATGGTAGTTTGCGAACTGACTACGGCGAGATATATGTGCTGTTGACATTTAGGACTCCAACAGACATAGATGAGAACACAGGGCTGATGAAGTTTAGCCAAAATTATAGGACCAGCGTGTTTTCGGGCTTATACAAGGTACTAACGGTGCAGAGTGAATTCCGATCTGGACAGTTCACACAAACACTGAATTTGATCAGATTACCTAATCAATCTGAGTATGATTATGTTAATCAATCACAAAACAGCAATGATCAGAGACTAAACGATCTCGACCCAAATACCCAAGCACCATTGAATACGAATCCTCTGGTACAGAACGTGCCAATTCCACCACCATCACAATTGATCGGTGAAGCCACATCACAACAATCAGCACAGAGCCTGTTCACCGACCAAATACCACCATTATTAGATTCTGCGCAACAGCGATTAATTAATGTAAATAATACAGCACCAACGACGTTGATCAATACCTCTAATCAACCAGAGGCTATAGTGCCTGGACCTGTTCCGCAATCTAGATCGGCCAGGCTGCGAGCTGAAATTAGATCAAGAATCAGAGGAAACTAAAATGGCGATAGATTTTCGAATTGGTACTAAGATAAACAAGAGCCTGAGAACAGATCTCGCTCCAGCCACCAACATCTCACCTTTCCCCTACATTGGTGTAGTTAAAAACAATCTTGATCCCACACGCTGTGGTCGCGTTCAGGTATTCATTCCTGAACTAGGTGGTAATCCTGATGATCCAGCCAATTGGCGTACTATAAGCTACGCCAGTCCATTCATGGGCTATACCAGCACAGAAATAAATCAGACTGACGTCCAAAACAACAAAGAATCCTTTACTAATGTAACCCATACTTATGGCATGTGGATGGTACCACCAGACGTTGGAGTAGAAGTCATCTGTATGTTCATCGCTGGTGACCCTATGCGTGGTTATTGGGTGGCCTGTGTAAATTCAAATCTCAGTAGATATATGCTTCCTGGACTTGCTGGCAGCACAAATGTAAACTCAACATTTGCAACAGCCAATGCCAAGGCCAGTTATACACCTGGCGATCAACCGCCAGTGGTAGAATTCAATGAAAACATACCTGCCAATGAAACTAATTCTAATTTTTATAATGCTCCTAAACCTATACACGAAACACAGTATGCGGTGCTTAAACAGCAGGGCCTAGACAAGGACACAGTTCGAGGCACTATATCCAGCAGCAGCCAGAGAGAAACCCCCAGCCAGGTATTTGGTATCAGCACCCCAGGACGTCCTTTAAACGACCCAGCTGACGATCCTAATTATGTCAGGAAATTGAATGCTGGTACGCTGACGGAAGACTATTATCGTGTTAAATCACGCAAGGGCGGGCATACCTTTGTCATGGACGATGGTAGTGTATTGGGAGTTGATCAGCTGATTCGTTTGCGCACAGCAGGTGGACATCAGATACTCATGAATGACACGGAAGAAATCATCTACATCAGCCACGCCAAAGGCAACAGCTGGGTCGAGTTAACCGCTGATGGCAGCATAAACATCTACAGCAAATCGGGATTTAATCTACGCAGTGAAGGTAATGTTAACATACACAGTGATCAAAATATTAATTTAAATGCCCAGGGCAATATCTACATGAACAGGGTCGCTAACGTATCAGCAACAGTAAACTCGTTGCCTAATACAGTATTCCAAAGCAATACGGGAACCTGGATAAACACAGCTAATAGTATTAGTACTATCAGCACTGTGGCTCCAACGCATGAGCCATTTTATAGGGGCTAAATACGATTATGGCCACTACATATAAAGGATTTAGCACGCAGAACGGAAGAAATTTCCGCCTCGCAGACTTTGATCTGATCAAACAAGATATATTAAATCACTTCAATATCCGCAAGGGTGAAAAATTGATGCGGCCAAATTTTGGTACTATCATCTGGAACGTCCTACACGAACCCTTTACTGAAGATCTAAAAAGCGTGATCACACAGGATGTTAAAGCTATCGCCAGCTATGATCCGCGTGTGAGCTTTGATAATATTATTATTACTGAATTTGATCAAGGTCTACAGATAGAACTACAACTACGCTACGTCTTATCCAATCAAACCAACGTCATGCTGTTGAATTTTAACGGCACGACCAACCAACTAACCACAGCATAATAAACTACCCAGTTTTTGTTCCTGATAAATACTATATAATAGGAAAAGAAGCATGGCAATCACCACGAG